ACCGAGCCGGGCGACATCGTCGTCGGCATGCTCGGCGTGATCGGTACCGAACACGAAGGGGACCCAGACCCGCAATCGGATCAGACGGTCGCGCTCGCCAACTTCCGCCACAATTTTCACGCGATCTCGATCTCGTGGAAGCCGGCGAGCGAGGGTTCGACAACCGTATTCTATGGATCTGGCGATCCGGATGAGCCATTCCCCGGCGTCTCGCTCGCGGCGATCGCCTTGCGTCCCAGGTCAGGGACGCCCATCGAGGTCACGCGCGCGATGGTGCTGGAGGCGCTCGCCGGCCTTGCGACGGAGCGCGCGATGCCCGTCGAAGTGCTCGCCCGTCTCGAGCTCGAGAGGTCGGCGCCGTTCGAGGCCCTCGCGGGGAAGATCGGAGGCGCCGGTACCGGAGCTGCCGCAGCCACTATCGGAGAAGGCGCTGGGGCTGTTCTTGCGGAGGCGGAGGGCGCCGGCGCTATTGGAGCCGCTACGGGTACAGGCGGAAGTTCTGTACAAGTAACAGCCGCAGGTAAAGCTGCTTCTAGTGTAGATGCCATCGGTACCGGTTCGGTACCGATTGTTGGTATTGGTGCCGCTACCGCTAGCATTGATACGACTGGCGCCGGGTCAACAATCGTATCAGGTGTGGGGGTAGCCGCTACAGCCGCGGCTATCGGTGAAGGGGTAGGACAAGCAGGTTCTCTTGTTATTGGTGTTGGTACAGGTGGGGTCGCTTCAGCATTCGGTGAAGGCTCTGGTTCAGCACAGGTAACGGCAGCAAGCGCTACTGAGCTCCCAGCAGGTGTTGGTGAAGGTTCTGGTTCCGTCCAAGTGACCGGAGCTGGCGTTGCCGGTTTGGGCAGCGTTTCATCAGGGGCTGGGCAGACAATAATTTCAGGAGCAGGCTCCGCTTCTACTGCGACCATAGAAGGTATAGGCGGAGCAGTTGTGTCTGATGGCATTATTACATTAGTCGGCGCTGGCAATAGAAGCGGTACCAGCGGTGCCTCCGCCGCTTCACCAACCGTAAACATCATTGAAGGAATTCAAGCTGGTGATTTAATAATAATTAGTATTTCTGTAAAGCCGTCAAATCCAGACAGGAATCCTTTCCCGCCTGTTGTTTCCGGCTTCTCAAGAGTCGCTTATAGGTATGGGTCTAACCAGCCTGGCGATATCGGTACCGATAATGATACTGGCGGGTACGGCACTACTACTGGCTCAGACCTTGGTAATGTCAGCGTTGCCTTTTACGCAAAAATAGCAGAGGGCGACGAACCTACTTCTATACCGTTCCCTCTTGATTTCGATACTTTTCCAGAAGCTCCTGCTGGGGGCGTATCGTCCCACAAGCTGCTGGTTTTCAGAAAAACTTCTGGGGCTTGGTTCCTCAATGGTACTGCGGCCAACGACAAAATTGGCGGTGATATATCTTTAGTTTTTGACAGCGATCCGGGTGTAGAGGCCGGCGATGTTGTTGTAGTAGCTGTAGCTGTAGCGTCTTTCGATTTTGATTCAATAGGTTCCTACGCGTTATCACAAAATGGAGTAACGTTTGACACAATCACCGAGATAGACCAATTTAAGAATCCATTAGGGTGGCATATAGGCGGCTTTCTAATAACTGCACCCGTACTGGCCGGTGCTTCTTCGGGTGCGCCTACCTTAACTGCTTCTGTTACTGGTACCTCCACTGACGTAAGGGGCCCAGGTCTTTTCCTTCGTATAGCTGCTAACAACGGCGGAGCTGGGTCTGGTGCTGCGCTAACCACTGCCACTGGTGCCGGCTCGGTTCTTGTACAAGCGGATGGTGCTGGGCAGTCCTCGCAAATAGGTACCTCTAGCGGACAGGTAACTGTCAGCGGCGGAGGTGGGGGCGCAGCCTCGTTCACTTCTGTTGGTTTAGCGTTCGTTAACCCAGCTATTGGCAGGGGCGGTGGGGCCTCAGATGCTTTTGCTGGAGTCGGGGCGGCAGCCACTATTACTTCCGGCGCTGGTAAAGGTGAGGCAGCATTTCAGGCTTTGGGAGGAGCTGAGCTTCTTGGTCATCCTTCGCTCGCTCCCAGTTTAGGCGGCTTCGGTTATGGTTGGGGGGCAGTCCCTTGGGGATTCAGTTTCTTCGCGGCCACTGAGGCGCCGCCGCCACCAGACGAATTTGATATTTTCTGCTTCTTCGCCTCCTCTATGGTCAATGTTTTGGTGTCCTCGGACGCCAATGTCATCGATGCGGGAGGTCAGTTCTCACCCGGACAGCTAGGCGATCTTGTGGTGGGGAGCGGTGGTGGCAGCTACTCGACCGCCAACGCCATCCTTGAAATCAACACCAGCGTCCCCGAGTCCTGGACGCTTCAATTTGCTGTAAAAGCAGTGTCGCTGCCCAACGACTTCAGTTCGTTGGTCAGCAACCATGTTTTCGTTGGCACCACTGATGGGGCAGGCGCCTGTGCTGGCGTTTTCATTTCTAAAGTCGGGGTGGTGTACACCGGCGGCGTCAGCCACAGCGTCTCTGGGGACCTGCAAATAGACGGTCCACTGGCACTGCTGCCCGATAGCATTAACTACGTACAGACCGACGACTACGTTGTTTTCAGAATAGCTGCTGATTACCAGGCTGGTGTTGTTTACATTTACATAACGGCCGCCTCTGACATTCCTTTTATGGGGCAACAGCTGCGTTATGTTATGCCCGTTATAAAAGCTGAGGACCTAGCGAACCCTCCTTTCGATAGGACTTTAATAAGTGTTCGTGGCTCCATAGTTGACGCTTCCGTTGTTAACTTCGATCAGCTTTGCCTGGCTGATGGGCTGCTCATCCCTAACCTGGCGCCGGTAGCTGACGCCGGCCGCGACCAAGCAGCGAGGCTGTGCTCCCTCGTCAGGCTTGATGGGTCTGGAAGCGCAGACCCTGAGGGGCAGCCGCTCTTTTACTCTTGGCGCCTCGTAGACGCCCCGCTGACGAGCTCCTTCGCCTTTGCTGGGTACGATGGGGCGACCGTCCCCACTGCGCCGCCTACGGGGCTCGCTGAGAAGTTTTATTCGGTGGAGGCGGCAGCAGCCCACGCCCAAGACCCGTTTGAGAACGGTGACGTCCTACTCGTGGACGAGCAGCCCTACTCCATAACCGGTACGGGGGTAGATGGTACGGGGTTCCACTTCATACTGACCAGCCCCATTCTGCCTGACAATCTTTCCTCTAAATCGTTTAAATTGCTTAGGCAGCGCAGCATCTCTGGAAAGACGACTGCAAAACCGACATTCTTTCCGGACATCCCCGGTATCTACAAGTTCGATCTGATCGTAAGCGATGGTTTAGCGCTGAGCCCGCTTAGTACGACCATCGTCAACGTTCTAGAATCGCCGATCCCTAGGGGCTGCGCGCCCGACCTATCCTTCATCTGGAGCTACCTGTCTGACTTCTGGGGACTGGTAGAGGACCGGGAAAGACTAGGCGTATTTTTCGAATCGATGGCGCAGGTCGCGGCCAGCGAGCTTCTCACTCTATGGCAAATCGATTATTCAAAGAGCCTGCGAGACGTTCAGCGTACCATTCAGCGCCGCTGGCTACACTACGACCTGCTGCTGGCAGAGCCATTACCTGAGCTGACCAGGATTCGACAAATTCGCGGTGGGGTGGAGAGCGTCTTCTTCCCAGGCGGGCAGCTCGCCGGCATTGCCGGTACCAAACTGGTTGTATCGTCGCCAGCTCTAGAAAAAGACCTGACCGTTGTCTTCGCAAGCCCCAACCCCTATACCGCGCAACAATTTAGCGAAGAACTGAACAGACGTATTTCATTCCTGGACGCCAGGTTCAGAACGCAGCTGATCCAAGGGCATGCCTCTGGCGACATCGTTCGTTTGGACGCATCTATCCCCTTCACGATTTCTTCTGAAACTACCTGCCCGGTATTCGTGAACGGTAGCTCTAACCAGCATCTGCATGGCGCTGGCATACGAGTTGGGACGCGGTCTTACAAGGTAGATAGAAGCCTCGTCGGTTTGGGTCTGAAAGAAGGCGATGTTATTACTATTGATGGGGAAGGGTACTCAATTCTTCGTATAGCCGACGACCCCGCTGACGAGTATCGATTCCAACGGGTACTTGTTAAGCGTGACGTGCCGCTACTGCTGGGCAGCACCTGGAGCATTTCAGCTTATGTCGATAGCCGTCTGCTTAATTTCTATGCGGGCCTGGTCACGGAGGGGGACATCGCAACGTTCGAAGTTACCGAGGTCAATGCCCGCTCTTCGCAATTGTTGCCAGCGCCAGTGAAGGGCGTGCCTTCGTCCGCACCCAGTCGGCTCGCAGTAGATTTAGACGCCATCGACGTCTACGTATCCCAACCTGAGCGGTACACGGTCCGCCTGGCCAAAGTCAATCGAAAAAATTACGTGCCAGTCGATGCTTTGGTCGTTGATGTTCCTTGCCTTCAAGAGTTTATTAAGCCGGCGTCTGACGCCGAGGTTTTACGGCGTAACGTAGACTATTACATTGATACGTTCAGAGGCCAACCCTGCATCAAATTCGTATCCGAGGCAGGTGGCCCTGATGTGTGGGAAGGCAACCTGCCGCCAGACCGGCTTTGGGCTGAGACTACATACATCGACAATAGCCTAGCTATAGAAGCCAATTTTGGTACACCAGTTGAGTTCACGCTGGAGGATGCGGCTCAGGTCAGCCACAACTTCGATTATCTGTCGGCGGTCAAGGGTCTTTGGTACGCCTACTTGAACGGGCCTACCATCAGTAACCTGCGTATCGGCACTCAAATACTTTTGGGCCTACCCTTCGCAGAAGAAGCTGGCGTCATAGAAGAGATACGTCACGAATTTTCCCCGTCTCAGGGTAGGATTCTGATCAGAGACAAGGCCAGCTCTGCTGTCGTTCGTTCTTATAGTTATCCGCGAACGCTTTCTCTAGAGACAAATCCAGAGACTGGGCGGCCTTACCAGGTAGGGGACGAGGTCTCTCAGTTCGCCCCGCTCGTTCGTGGTGCGGAGGTTTTGGATTGGGTGAACACTCCAGATTGGTTTGAGGGGTATCTCAATCAGGGGTCGTTCTTAGAAATCGAAAAGTTTTTTAAGTTCCTGGTTAGAATAGACAGCGAAGCGTTTAGTCTTACCGCCTTGTCGTTCGTTCAAAGCTTAATCTTAAGAATAAAGCCAACCATAACCTATCCGCTATTTGTTATTCGGCAGGCTGTAGCCGCGGCTGAGGTAAGCGTAGACGACCAGGTCTCCATACAGGGTACTCTCTACCTTTTTGATGGTGGGTGCACCGACTTCGTTAAGCAGGGCACCGGCTCTACGATGTTCGACGACCCCAACCCTTCCGGTGGCGGTTGGTTTAATCAGTTCGATGGCAATAATGATCCGCACGACGCGCCAGTTGTAGATCAGTACCCCGTTCCACAACCAGTGTCCTGGGGTTTTGACAAAAATTATTTGTGCCCGGAGGATTCGATAACGGGTTGGATACTGGCGGAACACCTGGGTGGCGTTCCTGAGGACGCGAACCCGCCCATCAACGCTAACTTCGACAACGGCGCCCACCCGGTCTTTGTTGGCGAGGACACCAACGTAACAGCACTGAGCACTACTCAGACGATTTTTCATTCTACTGTCAGCAGCTCCGTTGCCGGGGTCATAGAAGCTGTGTGGCTAGTTATTCATGGCGACCCGGGCGGAGACCCAACGGATTACGAGCTTTGCCTCAACGTTAACGGAGTCACGGCAGAGGTAATTCCGTTCAACGTCACCGATACTGGTATAGTTGCGCTACTGCCCACCTCTGGTCTTACCTCGGTGGTAGCAACCCAGCCTTTTTCTGTAGGCATAAGGACTACTTCTGGCTCCAGAAACCCCAACTGGGCGTCAGTTTATGTGATGGCGGTTTTGGAGTCGGTGCCGTTCACTTACGACCAGTCCATGCCTAGTGCTATTTACGCTGTGCCTTTTACCTTCCAGTGATGCCCCGAGTGCTATTATTTTGAGGATTCTATGCTGCGCTTAAAAGAGACAGTCGAGGTGAAGAACAACCTCAAAATAACGATCCGCAATGACCGTGGAAAGTTGGTTGGCAAACGTGAGGGTCACAATATCTGGCTCAATATAGGTCGAGAGTACCTAGCGTCTTTAATTGCTTACTCTTCGTATACGCCGTTGGCTCCTGAGCGGAACGACCGCATCCGTTATATGGGGTTAGGCATAGGTGGTACGCGTCAGTTGCTACTTTCTCTAGCCAATTCCCCTCCGTTAGACACGGCTTACCCAGGCACTAACACGCAGACAGATCAAGATCCGACCGTGACTCAACTGGAGCGACCGGTCCGTCTTGCTGGTTCTGTTTCTGACCCGCCCTATGACCCCAGTGATGTGTGGCTGGGGCAGGTTCAGGCACCGGCGATACACACTACGCCGACCGAGGTTACCTTCCGTCGATTGTTTTCTCAGACAGACCTGAGCTACGGGGCATATCTGTCCGTTCCCCTGTCGGAGATAGGACTGTTCACTGCTGCGGCGGATGTAAATTCGCCTAATAATAGTCCTGTGGCCTACGACACTTTCGATTCGTTCCCCAAGACGGCGGCTTTTAGCTTCGAGGTTGTGTGGACCGTAAGGTTCTAAGGAGCGCAGCATGGCCCCTTTTCATCGGCTTACCCCTCCTAGTTATCACGGCGGACTTCCTGCAGAGTATGACTACATAAACGACCCGTCAGCCAATGGTGATTCTGGAGCTCCGGCACTTGCTGACGATAAAAAGGTGGGCGGGCCCAATGCCGGCACGTTCTTCGTTGCGTTCGGTGAGGATGCTAGGTCTTCGTTTGCCAATCGTGGTCTCAAGGCTCTAGCCCAGAACACAGACGCCATAGACGACATTTTGCGGCGCAGTATTGCGTTGACGGTGCGGACCAGCAGCGTTACTTCTTCTGGCGACACCGCCGTGCTGATAACCGGCGACGTGTTCATCGGCGCCTTAGGCACGGCTAATACGCAGGATCAGAGAAACCGCCTCATCTCCATTTTGGACGCCGACGACAATGAGATAATAGACGCCGTCGGAAATACTATCAGGGCCAGCTTGATCCATGACGGTTCCAACAACAATGTCGTGGGCACGACCGCCGATGGTTTTTACACGAACCCCACGGTCACATTTACGTCGGCCATCCCTAACGGGGTGAACTACCGGGTCTATTATGGCGAGCGGTCATCGCTTGCCGAGCTGCCTCCCGATGCGTTCACGGATATCCGCATCCGTGGGGCGCAGGAGGTGTCTGGTGGGGTTGAGAAGCAGCTTCGAGATCTGCATGCGCCCTTGGCTGCTCAGGCCTGGGATGACCCGTGGGACGCCAGCATCAGGGCTTTGGCCAGGGCCGGTCTTAACGAGCGCTATCGGCGCAGCACCCAGGTCGTGCCTGGTAGCTACGATACGCCCGGGGACGGTGCGGTTATAGTCAGGGATGGCCGCGCCGTAGAGTTTTCCAACCCGCTGACGAATAGAAGGTTAAGTCCGTTTTCCGATCCTTGGCCAGATCCTATCCTGGCCGACCTTCGCGTATCCGGACCTGCCGATCTCACCAGTGGGGAACCCAACTTTACGGGGGTAGGTGGAGACATCGGTCTATTTCAAGAGCTGAACGCATACACTTCTGATGCCGACCTCTCCGAGTTTTACCGAGCCAGATTTTCTGGACCATTAGTTCTTGAAGCAATCCCTCGGGATATCCGTGACGATACTCTCTCTTCCGGAACTACCCTTACGAAAATATCCCCAGTCGATAATGCCATCATAAATCCAGGTAGTGTCGATAACTCGAATGGTTGGCGTACTATTAGTTGTGCTCTCGGGCAGTATTTTAGAAATAGCAACGGCAAAACTGCCGTTCGGTTGAATTTGGACATGCTGGAGGTTCAGGATGACTCCGGCAACCCACTGGGTACTTACGTAATAGAGGATTTTATTAATGATACAACCGTAAGGGTTTTGACGTTAACGGGGGAGCGGCCAGCCCTCAGCACGGTGCGGAGGGAAGACGTTCGGATACGGTTGCTGCAGCCTACGGTCTCGATTGGCGGAGACCCGTTCATGGTGGGCTCTGATACCGCTGGTCATGCTAGAACCCTGCTCGTTACCGGCATGCCCCCGGTTTCAGAAAGTGAAGAAAACAACAGGTGCAGACCGCCTGCCCAGTTTTTTTCATCCGTGTGGGCGCAGAGTGATGGCGTAGACCCTTACACAAGCGTTAACCGCAAGAGAACGATCTGTCTTAGCTGGGGTGGCTGGGATAGTTCCGGTAACGCGACCGTTAACGGCGAGCTGCTCGGAGATGGCGGGTTAGTTGCTTACAGAGGCCGGCAACAACTCTGCACGCAGGCCAGACGTATAACTTCTAGGACAGTGCACGTTGGCAACGCAACCATACGCTGGAACCCTCTGGTGCAAGGCTGCCACCTAGGCATAAGAGCCGGATCTACGATCACTGTTCCTAGCACGTACACTATAAATTTTGATTATCCTTTCGAGGCGTACACACCGTTAGAGGGTGACGAGCTGGTCATCACCATTGAGATCCTTAGCGAGTATAACCCTATTAATGCTGCTTTTAGTTTCCCAAGTACCTTTGTCTTTTCAGGCAACGACCACATAATTTCCAATGGTAATGCCGCCGTTTTGACCAAGTTAGTGTGTACCTTCTGGTCGTCGAGGTGGCTAGTCTCTAGAACAGATTACTAACGAAGGTGTTGCGCCATGCCCGCATTTTCTTCAGATGTAATAGCGCTTAAGGGGTTGCACTCCGTATCTGATTTTCTGAGCTTTGATTTATTGGGTGATACGTCAGCTTGGGATACTGTGTATGACTACACAAATAATTTTAGATTTGCAGTAGGTACGATTCGTATTGGTGTAAATCCCGATTTCGCCTATCCCCCCTGTATTTATACTACTCTAAGCGCGAACAGTGGTACGAGCATTATTTCGTCTATGGATGGGCTTAATTGGACGGCTGGAGGGGCAGCCACACCGGGGGTGCGTACCGCCCTGGCTTCAGATCTGTTTGGTCACTGTGGCATTTTAGATAGTAATAGCGGCACTGTCCGTTTCGCTACCGACGGGGAGACTTTTAGCACTAGTTCTAGTTTAACTACTGCCAACGACTGGGTTGGGTTGGGTTGGGCGCCGAACATTTCTGTTGAGCGTTGGATTGCTTTTGGCACTAACAAGATCAACACAGCAGTTACGGCAGGTGGGTCTTGGGCCAATAGAAGCGTGCCGACAGCGTGGTCTGGCGTTACCCCGTTAAAACTGATTGTACCTCCTTATAATTCGACAGCTGTCGGGGTTATTCTGATCGGTGATGGGGAACTTGATACTATTGTATATAGTACCAATGGCCTCGTGTGGACGGCAGAAGACTTGGGGGGTAACTATGAGTTAGTCTCTGGGTGCTTTTCTAGGCACTACAATCGGTGGTTTCTTTTGACAAAAAAAGGCGAGGTCCTTGTGTCAGAAACCAACCAAGCTAGTTCAGACTGGACGAAAATAGCTGATTTTAGCGGTGTGGCGTCTGAAGAGCACCTAGATATTATTGCTAGTGGTCCTTGTGTTCTTATATTAACTACTTGGTTTTCACAGATCGACGGCAGCCCAGGATCTGGAAATCTCATTGCTACGGTTGACCTGAAAAATTGGTATGTAGCGAGCGCTTACGCTGGGTTCAACCAAACATTGACTAAATTAGCTTTATTCAATGGAAGAATCCTGGCGGTCGGTCTTAATGATGATTTGCTCATTACTGCTCAAAGCAAGATAAACCCTCACGAGCTACTGTTGGTCAGAAGACTTTAAACAAATAGTTCGTTTTTGGTTCCATACTGTGTACAATATATTTCTATGGACCAAGCATGGAAAGATTTCATTGGAGTACATACACTGGTATTCGCCTCCGTGTGCTGGATAGGAACCTTCTTCATCCGGCGCATCGTTGAGACCATTTGGCCCTCGCTGAAAAAGCAGGCTGACGAGAAGAGTTCCAACCCTGCCTATAGTTCCACCATGTCTCAGTGGTGGAACAAGGTCATTCTTTACGCCATTCCGGTAGTAGTTGGCGTTCTGTCCGCAGTTTTAGCGACTGCGTATCCATTCCCTGCAGGGATGCAGTCTCTTTCGTCTAGGGTGTTCTTCGGGGTGTTCCTGGGCTTCTTCTCTAGCTTTTTCTACAAAGCTGCGAAGCAGATCATCAAGCAGTTTGTAGAGAAGGCCACCGGGACTAAGCTGAGAATGGGGTCTACTCCTCCCCCGCCCGAATTATGAGGCTGATATGGCCACCAAAATAGAAATAGTAAGACAGCGGCAGGCGCCATGGTGCTTCTAACCAAAGCCTGGGCGTGGCTAAAAAAGAGTTGGTACTGGGTAGCGTTCCCGGTAGGTCTGCTGCTTCTTTTCTTTAGGAAGAGACGCAATTTCAACGTCGTGCCCTCTGAGTTGCAGGGGGCTGCCGACAAGCAGAAGCAGATAGACCAGGAGTATGCGGCTGACGTAGAAAAAGCAGAGCAGAAACGGGAACTGGCAAAAAAGCAAGTAGAAGAGCTGTACCAAAAAGACTTGGATGAAATTAAGCAAAGGCAAGAAGAGCTGGCCAGTACCTATAAGGACAAGCCAGAGGCGCTGAATAGATTTCTATTGGACGTCAGTAAAAAAATGAGAGAGTGACTTATGGTTGGCCACTTTATTTGTTGGAGTAGCTAAAAATGCAAGATCTGATCGCTGAAATAAAAAGGGAGTTTCCTAAGTTCTCCATCGTGAAGAAGCAAGACAGCAAGCTGATGCGTACCATCGCTGTCTTTCTGCGCATCCTCACGTTTGGGCAGGCTACCGATTTCATGTCGCGTTTTCATACGACTATCGGCTACACGCTTTATGTGAGCTCTAGTTGGGACAGCATGCCCAACCAAGGCAAGATGGTCGTGTTGAGGCATGAGCGGGTGCATATGCGCCAGGCCGCTGCGTATGGGCTTTTGCTCTTTTCGTTTTTGTACTTGTTCTTTCCTCTGCCCTTCATTCTGGCGTACTTTCGCATGAAGTTCGAGCGCGAGGCCTACGAAGAGTCTATGCGCGCTACCCTTGAACTTTATCCTGGGGGCATTTCGATTCTGACCAGGCCTTTCTACAAGGAGCGGATGGTTCGCCATTTCACGTCTGCGGAGTACTTTTGGATGTGGCCCTTCAAGCGCAGCGTAGAGAAATGGTTTGATGGCTACTTGCTCCACTTGAAGACGAAGGTAGTCCCGTTGCAGACCGAATCTTGGTAGTCTTTGGCGGATGGCTCAAGGTGATCCTACTGGCGAGTATCGGGGCAAGCCTGCCAGCCCCGATTCCGTAAAGAAGACCATCGAGTACGGTGGGCTTACGGTGAAAATAGACCGGCCTAAGGGGTTTGTGATGCGCGGCACGGACTCTTTGGGTAAGCCTTGGCAGCGGGTTTACAAGTATGACTATGGGTTCATCCCCCACACCGAGGGTGGGGATGGGGATGGCCTCGATGTGTTCATAGGGCCTGTTGAGGACGACCAAGAGGTTTATTGGGCCAAGCAGTTGAAGAACGATGGTTCGTTCGACGAGTACAAGCTGTTCATCGGATTTGGTAGTCGCCAAGCTGCAGAGAAGGCGTTCAAGGAGCACATTCCGGCCAAGCTATTTGCTGGCATCACAACGATGAAAATTGGTTTGATGCGAGCAATGCTAGGATTAATGCCAGCGGAGAAGCTGGCCACGCGGCTTGGTGTATTTTCTGAACTGCGGGTGTTGCTGTGAACTTGAAGGCCTTCGTTTTTTCGTTGTTGATGCCTGCGTATGCTGCCGCGCAGCAACCGTTGTATACGGTCCCTGGTGAGGACAAGATCGTGGCGCTCAAGGAAGGGGACAAGGCCCCATTCGAGGGGCAGCTTTTCAGCCCCGATACGGCGCTGCGTTGGGCATCGTGGTTGGAGCAGTACAAGGCCCGGTTGGAGATCGAGAAGGAGCGCGCTGAAGACCTGTGCACCGTAGACCTGGACTACCGGGACCAGCTCCTGTTGGCCGAGAAGGCCCGTTACGAGGCCTCCCGTAAGGACCTGCTGGAGAGGCTGGCCCGGTCCGAGAAAGCGCGTATAGAGGCCGAGGAGGCGCTCAGGAACCCATCCTGGACCAGCTCCCGGGAGTTCGGCTTGGTCTTGGGGGTCATGAGCTCGGCCGCCGCGGCCGGAATCGGCCTTTTGGTGGTAAGCGTCGCCAAATAGATAGCTAAAAAAGAGCGAGGTGGTCAGGAACGTGGGTACGTTACCAACCACCTCGTTTTTATTTAGCGCTGTCCCAGTAGGATCAGTAGGCTATCTAAAATGTGCGCCACTTTTGAGCGCAGGGGTTTGTGGTCAACCCTCCAACTGGAACTGACCATGCCACAGCCTAGGCAGTACCACTGTCCACCTTGGTGCAGTATTCTTCCATTACATTTTTTCATGGGCGCCGCTTCCTCATTTCGACGCCCAGCTGTAGCCCTGTGCGGTCCGTTATAGTCTTATCGCTCCTGCTTCTACTTTTCTTAAAAGCGCCGCCTTCGTGATGGCGTCTTTAACCTGTAGATTTAGTGTTTGTGCGAACTCGAGGAGCTCCTGGTAGCTCATTTTTTCTAGTTCATCACGGGAGATGGTGATGACGTCCTCGAATGACGGCCGCACGCACCCAGGCCAAACGGCGGCCGGCGTCAGTTTCCCTCGTCTTCTCCTCCACCGGATTTGGGCAGGCGCACGCCGAGTTGTTCGAGCATCTTGATTAGGCTATCGGTGTCGTTGACCGCCTCGTTGAGCACGTCCCCTCGGCCTGCGTTAAGGACCTGTTCGGCCAGGAGCAGCGACAGCGCCATTTGGATTACGATCAGACGGTTTGTGCCTCGCACGGACAGAAACGCCATGTTTGAGGCGCCGACCAGCTGCTGAAGCGTATTAGTGTTAGCTTCCACGGCCGCGCTCAGTCGGTTGATAGCGGCCATAGTTTCTGCGCTAAGCTCTGCGGGACCAGCGCTCTTAAGCGTTTCCCTAGCAGCCGGTACAGGCTGCCGAGTTGCTGGGGTCCGGCCTCCGTTGACGGGGGTGCGCTGGACTGCTTGGGGGGCAGGTTCTGGTTGGTCATCCACCTCCTCCACGGCGCCGCTGGCTGCCGCTTTTTGGTCTCGCATTTGCAGCATTGTAAACACTGCCTGAGCCATTTCAGCCGAGGTTCCGTTCATGAACCTCATTTTGGCGGACTCGTCCGGGATCAGCCCGCCCTGTTCGGCCAACCGCCGCAGCGCAAACCTACCCAAAGTCGTCAGGGCAGCGAGATCGCGGGGGGCACTATCGATGTTGATAACCTCGGGCATTACTTGGTCTCCTTCAGTCTCTTGAGCCGATACCTATCGATCAGCGGCTCATTTTCTTGGTTACTCACTAAACAGGTCAGTACTTGTACGTCAATACATTTGAAGCACGGCCGAGGGTCTGGCTTGGTAGGGTGCTTCAACATTTTCATTGGGCAGACGAGCTGGGTCTCCAGCTCTTTCCAATGGTCGGCTACGAAGTCAATCAGCCCAAGTCGGTGGATATGAAGCGGGTGGTGTGGTTCCGGTATTTCTGGTGGTTCTGCCTCCCCTTCCAAGTAGGCAATCATTTCTTCGTTCGTCGCGCTCGGCAGCACCTGGATGCCTACCCGCAGACATGTTTGGTATAACTCTGTGCGATTGAATTTCGCGAAGCTCAGTTCATTGGGCTCTGATTCCTGCATCGAACGGAGTGTCCTCGTCTTCTAAGTCCCAGATTCGGATGACCGTCCGTTCTGGTCCTAATTTCTTTTGGACAACGACCACCAGGTTGTTGGAATCGTCCACTGCGGAAACTTCCGCTAGTACATCCTCCAACAACTTGATGCAGTTGGTGGCGTCGAGTTTCTTATACCTAGATTTAGCTTTGTTTGGCCAGCCTTTTACTACTAGGTCTTCCAGGTAGAGTGTAATGTAGACCAGGTATGGCTTGTTTTTTTCTATTTTATTTAGTTCTTTCGGGTAGTTACGCGCTAAATGTGAGATAGATTCTTCTTTGTATTTTCGACCTGCGGCGGTGAGGATTCTGACGACTACTCTGCCCCCGCCCTTGCTCATCAAGGTGTGGGTATAGGCTCTGTTGATCGAAATGGGCAGTGAAGGTAGCTCTAGTTCTATCATCTAGACAAGCCGCTTCGACGTATCGCCCCTCGATTGCTGATATTCGACGCTATTTTGTGGCCTTCCAGCTCTATTTTTCTGATCTCGATGTGGCGTGAGACCGTGCGCAGGTTGGCATCTACGGTGTCCATTCTGCCTTGCAGTAGGTCTTGTAGCTGCTTCCAGCGCTGGTGGGTCAGCCGCAGCTCCTGATGACGAGGGTCGGTCTCTATCGTCATTCGCATGTACTCAGCGGTCGGTTTTTTACCGGGAGCGTTGAGCATGTTCTTTTTGGTCATGACCTCGATGAGTTCCATCTCGTTCGAGGCCTGGAGCACCATGGCCTTTGCGTACGCCAGCCGCTCGGCGAGATATCCGTACCAGTTCAGCAGCCGTTCGTAGACAATGGTGTATTCCTCTGCCGACAGGTTGAGCAGGCTACCTGGCTCTATCACCGGGCACGGAAAATCTGGTTCTTCTAGCGGGGCGATACCCATATCTTCCATTTGTTTCATTGCCCAGCCGATGGTGTCCCATGTTTGGTGTAGATTACTGCTCTCGGTTTCCCCTACTCCATGCACTATAGGTGTTCTCAGCATTTTCATGTCAACTTTAGCCCGCGTTGTTTCCTGTTAGGGTTTTTGTAGGTTTCCTGCCGCCGTTGCTGCTTATACTTTTCTGTCTTTTCCTTTTGTACCAGGTAGGCCGGCTTGCAGAAGTGGGCGTAGGAACAGAAGCAGCATTTTATGCCTTCTTTGCGGTCTGGCAACCGCAGTGCTTCTGCGTCCTCCCAGCGTTCTTTGATGATGGCCTCTAGCTTTTGCCAACGCCGATGGTCGAAGCGAATCAGGAACGGTTCGCTGCTCGGGACCATGTTCTGGTTACCCTTGTTGTAATAGACGAACCAGAGCAGAGGGATGTCCAGGCAGGCCATGTAAATGGTCGCCTGGTCCAGGTGGAATTTACTGGGTTCTTTGCGGTTCTCGAATTCCTTGGGCGAATCGGTTTTGATTTCGGTGGCTACGCGTAGGACTACTGGTCCCGCTGGCTTTTCTCGGAAACTGAAGACCCCGTCGCAGTGTGAGTGGATTCCCAGGCGCTTTGCTACCTCTTGCCATTGTGGGCTGATGGGGACCTCGGCTTCGTAGCTGAGCAGCCCTCCGGTTTTTTCACTCATCCGCTCGAAGTCATTTTGGAGCATGGCGTGGATGGCGTGCCCGACACGGAACCGTTTCTTCCAAAACGGGTCTATTTTTTGTTGCTTCTCGACGCCAATCATCGAGTAGACCACCTGCCTTGGGCAGCCATCCAGGCTTATCTCCGAAGCGTGCGCTCCTTCTGCGCGGTGTATCGAGCTTCTAAATTGTACTTCGAATGACGCGTCGTCATCGTCATTTCTGATGAATTCATCGTAGTCGCCCTTTAGCCTTCTGGCCAGCGACGTGTAGTAAAGAATCATCTCGGGAGATTCATTGGTCAGATCAGCTATCGTCGTCAGGGCCATATTGCGCTCTCCAAACGTCGTAGGGGATTACAACCCAGCGCTCATCCGTACGCCCGTACTGGTCCAAGAATGCAATGTCCAGCACTGGGGTTTCCCCTACGTAGCACTCCCCTCTGATTTTTATTAGTTCTTCTTTAGTGAGACGGTAGGATTTATTTCTTGTGTACTTGCACTCGGCTCTGAACACACCCTTTTTTCTTACGTCTCCCTTCAGCCCCGGCAGGCAACCGGAGCCCTTTTGTTGGCGAGCTCCGGTTGCCCCTGCTAGCTCATGCTCTTGGCGCATAGCACGGCGCCTACGCTTTTTTGCGTTGAGCATGGCTAGCGATAGCTGCAGTGTTTGCCGGCGGCGTGGAGAATTTGTTCGCGGACTCGGAGCTCCACCTCGAAATCTTTGGCCATTTCTTCTATGAACATTTCTTTGTTCGGCACTTCTTCTAGCAGTTCATCGGGCTTTGCCACGGACGTACCGACGTTATTGATGAGGGTGAGCATCCCGTTTCTTTCTACGATGGCTCCGTAGCGCAGACCAGTCACGATGATGTCTTCTAGGTCTCTGGTGTGCGTGGGCTCGTCGTAGTAGAACGAGACCTCCCCCGTTATCCCGTCGTGGGTATCGCCTTTGCCTTTGGTAATTTCCCAACGAATTCCCTTGCCGATCTGCTCCTTGGTCTTGGAATCCTTTATCTTTTCGCCGGGCTTGAGGGTGATGTCTATCTGCCGCCAGTGCTTTACCGAGCGCACGTTCGTGCCGGTGTAGTCGGGCATGTACTTGGCTAGGTACGATTGCACCTCAGCCTTCTTTCGGTTCGCTCTTACCTGGCAGGTTCCGATCAGGGTTGTTATCCCCGGGGCCATTTGGTTGTGGGTGATGGGGGCATAGCGTTGGAAGAAGCGGGTTAGGTTCCGAGCGTGAGCGGCCTGCATCGGATTGTCCTCGAGCGAGTCCAGTTGCGCCTCCGCATCTGGGATCATGGCCTCCAGCGAATCTATCCAAATAATGCCGTAGATGTTCTGCCTTAGCAGCTCCTCCACGGCCAGGAGCACCTCCTCCTGCGTGCCTGGGGCTATCTGGACGTTCTGGCCGATGCCCGTGCGCAGGTCCGCCACCTCCTCATCGGTGAGCAGAGGCAGACCCAAGCGGTGGCGTCGCTGCTGCGACGCCTCTATCAGGGTTTTAGGCACGGCCACGACCCAACCCATCCTGCGGGCCCTCCAGTAGTCGATCCCCCCGTCCTCCGCCGGATGGAAGGCAATACAGGCATCGTTGCCGTACAGCCGCTGGTGCATCGCACAGTACTTGTAAAGTAATGTCGATTTACCAACGTTGTCCGGCCCCGTTATGGTGTTGAACGTGCCCGCTTGAAACCCACCACCACAGTCGATGTCTAACTGCAAGATGCCTGATGGCCGACGGATATGGTGCATATTGACCATATCGTCCGCCAGGTTCAGCATCGGCCTTTTGAACTTGGCGTTCAATTTATTTACCACCCCCATCACCTCTCGTCGCCGCTCCTGAGAAGGCATGCTGGGTTTGGTGGTAACAGGCGTTCGTACTATTTTCGGAAAAGGGTCGGCCTTACTAGCCGACACCTTGACTGTGCGCTTCGTTTCCTTGGTCGTGCTCTTTTCTGCTTTCTTTCTAGTCGCCATTATTTCCTTTTCCCTTCAAATGGTTCGGTGCCGCACTTTGGACAGACTAAAATATCCCCGTACTTTTTCACCTCCGAGCCGCACGCTGGGCAGCCCTCATTCGCTGCTTTCACTAACACGTCTTGGTTTACCGTTTCGTCCACCCCGTATTTCTCCATTTCCATCCTCCTCGTATTTGCCAGCCTTTATCAATGCCCGCCGGAATGGCGGCGCTTTTCTGAAGTTTACAATGAATTGAGGTCTATTTATCAGAGATACTTCCATCATCTCAGTTTTGCTCTTTCTGGAGATTAGGTTAACTTCTTCTCTACGCCGTTTGAAGATGGTTAAATCGCCGAAGCCATCTAGGCATACTGCTTCGCCCCTGATCAGGGCGTTGCGCACCTCCAACAGAAATTCCGATGTGATTCTGTTTATTTCTTCTTTTCTGATACCCAGTTTCCTGGATACCTTGGCGTCTATGGTGCCTTTTCTGGTTCGTCTGTGTGTGTATGCCATTACTTAGCTCTTCCCCAAGTGTCGCCGACACCAATTTCTACGGTTAGGTCTACAGCAAGGTCGGTTGGGAAAGGATGTTCCATCCATTCCTTGATTATCGGCTTTGCGATATCCACGTTTTCGCTTGGGCATTGAAAGACTAGTTCGTCATGCACCTGTAACTGCATCCTACAGTCGTATTTTTCCTGCAGGTTGTCTTCGTGGATGAGGGTCATGGCCATCTTGCAAACGTCTGCGGCCGACCCCTGAATCGGCATGTTCACGGCCTGGCGCTCCGCCTGGTTTCGCTCTGCACGATTGGTGGACCAGATTTCGGTGAGCCGGCGCCGGCGGCCCAAAATAGTGAAGGCAAAGCCGGTCAGCCTAGCTTCCTGTACCGCCTCCTCGAAGAATTGGCGAACAGCCGGGTAGCGTGCCATGTACTGCTCCATTTTTGCCTTGGCTTCTTCTACGGAGCAGCCCATGCGCGTAGCCAACGTGTGTTCCTTCATGCCGTAGTTAAGCCCGAAGCCGATTGTCTTAACGTCGGAACGAGCACGCAAGCAAGCTTTAACTAGCTTGCAGAGCTCCGTGACCGTTCTGGTGTCGTCGGCACCGAACACTTCGGCGACCGCATCTTCCATGGACAAGTTTTGCTCTTTTATGAACTTGTCCACTTTTTTAGAGCGTTCCATGTCGCCATATTCGTAACCGAACACCAGCGACGCGTTACCCATGTGGATGTCGAGGTTCTTTCGGAAGATGTCGCACATCTCTTGTTCCAGAGAAGCTGCAGCCAAAAGGCGCATTTCTAGCTGGGAGTAGTCGCCGCAGATTATTTTCGTGCCAGCGTCGGCGATGAAGGCATTTCTAAGTTCGAAGATGTCCTTCTCACCGCCGGTCACGTTTTGCATGTTAGGTTCCGAAGAGCTCAAACGGCCTGTCCTTGCTACGTCCTGGTTTAGGCGCATGTGGACCCTGTCGTTCGGGTCGAGCTTCTTCGGCATGTCCACGATGTAAGTACTGAACTGCTTTTCTACGGCGTTCAGTTCTAGGATGAGCTTGGCGATTGGGATCTTGTGCGCGATACTTTCTAAGAATTTGCTGTCTACCGATGGCTGCTTGATCCCGGTTTTGCCGCCCTTAGTCCAGCGGGTAGGGGTCAGTTTTAACTTTTCGAAGAAGTATTCTCGTAGCTGCTGGTCGCTGTTCGGATTGATTAAATAGCCGGCCTCCTCGACGATCCGTTTCTTTAGGTCGTTTATTTGCTGTTGAATTTTAGGGGTGATGTCTAGCAGATACTGCCGATTTACCTTCATGCCGTTGCGCTCACAGGCGTAGAGCACCTTGGTGAACGGCATCTCGATTTTGTAGAAGTAATCCGCCATCGTATTGATGTGCGGATACATCTTGTCGTAAAGACTGTACGTTGGCTCTTTATTTAGCTCAGCGTCCAGCTTTTTGTACACGTGCCAGGTGCCGTAGGCATCATTGGCCGCGTACTCCACTAAAAGATCGTGGTTCTCTCGCTCTGCTCGGTGCAGTACGTCTAGCGGCCCAATTTGCCTGAAGCTATTGCAAGCAGTCTTTTGGCAGTAACCACCGTTCTTGTGGCTGGCTTTCGTGGCACCACAGACGCAATAACCTGAGCGGATTTTGCCAAACGTCTCGCTGAAGTCTGTCCAGCGCCAGCCAAGGAGCTGCTTGGCCATATCTTTAAGGCCATGCGGCATCTCCTCGTACAGCAGGGAGTGCATCACCTGGGTATCAATGACGTGCCCTTTGACCTGAACGCCTACGTTGGCGAGCATGTGCAGGTCGAACTTGGCGTTGGCGAAAATCCATTTCTTTTCTATGTCATTGAAAGCAGCAGAGAATTTATGAATCGTTTGGATGGGCAGGGTGACTCGCCGGTCCCGGCCCTGGCTACCCCAGCTCAATGACCAGTAATAAGGCAGTGACTTCCATAGGTTAAGGCCATCCGTCTCGGTATCTATTGCAACGGCTGGCTGTTGTACTATTTCATTTATTAGTAGTTCTAGCTCGTATCCGCTTTCCAGAGAATAGTACTCTGCCGGCGGTAGTTGTACGTTCCAACCCATGCTACTACCGAAAAAAATAAGGGGCCTCTGATGAGGCCCCTGAGTTTATGGTTGCCGATCAGGTCTGATAGCGCCTGGCTGCGAGAACGACCGGTGTGCGCCGTAGCTTGTTGTCTTCCAGCTCATCGTTTTCTGGAGTCTGATCCTTGGCCGAGCCAAAGATGAGCAGCTGGCGGTCCAGCGGCGTCGGCATGTAGATTTTGGACAGGTTAAGGGGCTTCACCTCCCCGTACTTAGGGTCGATGGGGGTAGGCTCGCTGCTACGAACGATGCTGAGGGAGGTTTGGTTGCCTCCGTTTGGGTCCTCCACGCGCTTCACGTGCAGGTTCACGTCGAATAGCGTGGCTCGTTTGCCGGCCAGTCCTTGGCTCCTGCAGTTTACGCATTCGTACATATCGTTCAGGTAGTCTACTTCATTGCACCGGGGGCAGTGCGCCGGCTCGTCCGTTATTCTGCGGATTTCCTCGTTTGATAAGCGAGTGGTGCTCAGGTCGATAACTGCTTCGCCGCAGTCTGGGTTTTGGCAAACCCAGGCAATCTCCTCGATGCAGTCCATCTTACCGCATTTGCTGCAGTGCTGACCGACTTCGGCGGCGTATGAGACCAGCGTATTGAAATGGTTCTTGCCCATTGGCCAGTGTTGGATGTGCCCGTCCTTGGTCTCTTTGCCTGCTGCGCAGTGGGGGCAGCCCCTGCCTTCGCAACGAGTCCATACGTAGAACGGCTGGCCCGTGGTGTCGTTGATCTTTACTTGGTTGTTCTTGTCTAAGGCCTCCACTTTGTGGAATGGATGCATCACCAACACTGTAAAGACCCACATGTCTCGGCGGCTGATGGTGTTCGGGTGGTTCGCGCCGGTCTCTTGGCGTTGCATCCATTCTTTCCAGTATCCATCACAGGCGTGACAGGGTTCTGCTTTGCCTTTGATGTGCCCCAAGGGTCCGCTGCTGCAGATCGAGGACATCTTCTTTTTGGCATGGTAGTGCTCCACGTACTTGTAATACGTGGAGGGCTCCATAAGCGGCTGGTTGTTCTCGTCGAGTACCAAGCAGCCGTTTTCATAATCGATGACTGGCAGTAAATAATCTCCAGGAATGAGGCGGACGATGTCCGTGGAGATCGTCGGTGGCTTATACCGATTACCGAAGTAACCGCCTCCGCCTCCGCTTCTCGTCGGGCGCTTCATAGATCTACTAGCGCTCTGACGAAAGTTAGCGTGTAGTGCAGCTTTGTTCTTTCCGTATGCCATATCTTAACCGTAAATCTCTCTCTTCATTCGGTGGAATGATTTAGCCGATTGAACTGCTTCTCTAACTGATTCTAGAGGCAACCCATCAGGCTGTTCAGCGTCGTATTCTACGATATATGCCGGCAAACTCCTAGAAATTACCGATCCGACGCGAGCCATGCCGGACCAGCCAGCCGCGTCGTTATCAAACATCAGGTACACCGGGCCGTTTATTTTCTGAAGGATCCATTTTTGTTCCTGGCTCAGGGACGTGCCCATGGTAGCCATCACGTTAGGGATCCCAGCTTGGTGGACCCACATGCAGGCCTTGTACCCTTCTACCAGCACCACCAGCTCCGGGGTCTGGCAGAACTGAATGTAGGGATACAAGTTGTGTGCATTCCACAGCATCGAGCTTTTTTGGACTACTTCTCTCTCCTGTAGCCCCCAGACTGCGTACTCATGCGTATATACCTTATATCTAGGGGCGCTCCCATCCTCCTCGACCGTTCTTCCGTTTATGCCTAGCAGCTGCCCTGTCAGATCACGCATTGGGTACGTGATCCGCATGTGCCACTTGTCGAAGCCTACCTCAAAGTACTGAAGAGTCTCCTCAGTAAAGCCGGCGTCGAGCAGAGCAAGAGGGCAGAGGTTGAAAAGACCCAATATTTCTTCGGGCAGCGGGTCCTTCGTGGCTAGTGGCTTGGTCGGATCTGGTCTGGGCGGGCGCTGCTGCTGGAGCTTGCTGAGTGTGGCACCGTACTTTACCTGAATGGCCTGGTCGTTAAGCCCAAGCCCTTTCAGTAGCTGCCTTAGATTGCCCTTGGCACCACAGGCATAGCAAATCCATAACCCGGAAGAGAGACTCAGTGCAAACGACGGCGTGCTGTCAGCGTGGAACGGACAAAGTGCCGTTATGTTGTTGTTTCCTGTCGGCCTGACTCTTTCTAGGTATTTGCTAGCTATTTCGATGATGGGGGTCGTCATAGCCCATTGGCTTTTAATTGCTGCATGATCAGTTGCTCCTGTCTGCTCCTCGCCTCTCTTTGAATGTTGGCTGCTCCGTTCCTTTCTTTTGCATGCGCTGCTGCTTTCTCTTCTTCGCCATCGCCTTTATCTTTCTCTTTTGCCTTGTTGATTTCTTTTTCTGTCATAATCTCCTTGAATTCGAAATTGGTCGCCGGTACGCCGTATATTCTAAACCCATGGAGCTCGAATTCTCTCGAGCCGCCGATGACCATAGCAATAGTGGGCGAAGTCTTCTCGTTGATTACTCTAATGATGACCGTGGCGTCCTGACCAATAGCGTCGGAAAAAGCAATTTCGTCTAATTCTGCGTTCTGGTTTTTCGCGGCTTGTCTATTTGCTTGTAGGGTGCAGATGACGGGGGTGCCGGTGTTGAATATCATTTGGCGCAAGGACCGAGAGATATTGCGTACTCTATCATGGTCCTTTTGTCTAGCGCTGCCGACGCTGTCCGACATTAAGTACATGCCGTCGATGAAGACCAGATCTGGCTTGTGCCGATCTATTTTCGCCTCCAGCCAATCTACTGTGTCTTTTCCCCCTGGAGCATCCCGACCTGAGAGGCAGATCATGTCGTTGCCGATGCTCAGCTCGTGAGCCATGTTCCGTAAATCGTAAATCAGCTTTTTTTCGTCTGCCGTCAGCTTCCCCTGCCTGAACTCTCTGTATGGTATGCCAGCTATACAGGCAGCCACGCGCATGAAGATGTTATCGGGGTGCATCTCCTTCGTGTAGATTAGCGCTTTTTGCCCATTGATGTAGGTGTGGGCTATGTGTTTTGCTAGTACCCAAGACTTCATTGATTTGGGCCGCCCGTAGTAGACGATGTAGTCGTCTTTTTGGATGCCCATAGTTTCGTCTTGGATGGCCGTCCAAGGCCAGCTAGCTATAGAGAGATCTACCCCCTGCTCAATCAGCTCCATTCGTTGGAGCGTCCTGTCGATGGACTCGGCAAACCTGACGTCAGTCTTTTTGCTGTACCCTAGCTCGTAGACTCCTTTTAGTATTCGTTCGCCCTGTGCTGCCGCTGCGATTGGGTCTGTCTCTGCTAAATCTAAGATTCTATCGATTGCTGATTTACATTCTACTGATAGCCGTCGTTTTCTTACCTCTTTGCAGAGAGCCTCCAACGGTGTGATGTCATCGTCTACGAATTGGAAATTTGGGTAGAGCTGAGCGAATGCGTAGGCACCTAATTGACCCCCCTTAGCTTCCGGATCCTGAAGGTAGGTCATCATGTGCGAAAAGTAATGCCTGCCTTCGTCGGTCAGGAAGTCGTCTACCGTGATCCCCCATTCAATCACGTCTTTTAGCTGCCCATTTCTAATTATCCTCGAAATAAGTTGCAGTTCCATGCTTGCCATAGGCGCGCGTTACTCCTCCTTGTAGGCATGCTAGTCCGCAATGCCCTTATTCCAAGGTTTGGTTGGGTCTTGACGGACGGGGTTGGCCATACTGTGGAAGGTGGCGCTAGTCCGTCAAGACCCACAACCTATTGGGCAGGTTATGTTTGCCCCCCACAAGCGATTGTGGGTTAAATTGATGGGGTGTCGTTCAGGTGCTCGCCCAGTCCTGATACCTGAGCTTCTGTTTCCCTGATCGTAGTTGTAGGGGATGAGTCTTGAACGAAGACTAGGTTTGCCACGTCTTGTTCCATCGCCTGCCTTAGTTCCTCCAATTTTGCTAGAGTTTCTTTGGACCAGTGACGGCAGGTTGTCTGGCCATAGGTTTTGCCGTTCGCTGTGTTAACAAAAGCGGCATGGGCGACCAGGGCGGGGTAGCCCGCCCTGTAATCGACCGCCTCGATTTGCAACACCGCCACGGCATTGAAGGCAGGGGTACCTTCAACCGGCATGGTTTTACTCCTCTTCTGCGGGGCCCGCGATCATACCGTACCGAGCGAAGCCCTTTTTCAGTAACTCCATGGCTTTCTCAGTGGCTAGCCTGCCGGCCGTGTTGATGGTTTTTTCGTTCTGGTCGCAGGCTAGCGTTACGCTAGCCGAAATTTTTATCTCTCCGTACCCATAGGATTCACTGAGGGTAACATTGACGCGTGCTTCAGGCCCATCGCTGACGCGCAGGCCCGTGTACTGATCACCCGATAGCGGGCCACTAGCATGTGACACTGCCCCGTCCTTTCTTTTTTCCATTATCGCCCAGTTCATGGAATTACGAACTTCTTTGGTTTGTGGTACTTGCGCTGGACAGTTCGAAATTGCTCCAGAGACTCCTCTGGAATTTTGTTGGCTGCAATATTTGCTTCCAACACTTCTTTCTCCACGCCGTAGACGGATTTGACCTCGTAGGTGCCTCCGTACTTGTAAAAGTCTTCATGGCCAAGCTCGTCGATCATGGCTTCGGCGTTGTACACAACCACTGTAGAGAAGTTGTCGAACGGGCCACAGGATACGTTCCTGGCGCGCACTACCTTCTCGGCTGCTTCCAGGAGCGTATTGTACCTGTCAACGAGCTCTTCTAGTTTGGAGAAGACCTCTGGGTTGTCTGTTTTCAATTGATCGATCTGCGCCTTTATTTCCAGCAGGTCCTTCACTTCTTGGACCTCACTGACCGTAACCTTAGGCGCATTTTCTACCCCTACGGCTTTGACTTTTTTACTCGCTGCCATGCCCTGCTCCTTCCTCTTCTGCCAACAATCCTGCGTAGTCTATCTCTTCGTCGTTTGTTAACGGTTGAATTCTGTTGATGAAAGCTGCTTCTCCGAACACCTCCAGCAGGTATCTATGATAGATGGTGACCGCGAAGCGGATATCGTTGACGAACCGTTTGAACGGATTGTCTTCTGAAAAGTCCCCGCTCTTTCTAAGTACGAAGGCTGGGTGGTAGGCAGGGATCAGCGTGTAGGCAACTCGGTTTTGCTCAGTAGGCATAACGATGGAGTCGCCCATTTTCCTAGCCCAAGCTTTCCTCTTCTCGGTGATGACGGGACGGACCCCAGCCCCAGGGATGGTGATTTCTTCGGGCATGCCCCGGTCTTTTTGAATAGATACGGCATGCCCGGTCAGCGCCTCGGTAGCTATGGCTCCGAGGGACACGATGACGATCGGGTCCACCAGGTAAATTTCTTCCTGTAGCCTTGGCAAGCAGGCCCCCACCTGGATTTTGTTGGGGGCCTTATCCGCGTACAAAATTTCTTCCTGCCCGGTCTTGAAGTTCTTTCTTACTACTGTTTCGCCCCGGGCGTTTACTGCTGCTTCACAAGACCTGCAAGCTACGGCATTGGAGATGTAGTAGTCCTCCAGGTGCAGCGCTTGTATTACTTTTCGTAGCAGCCGCCCAGAGTTGCCGATGAATGGGCGCCCCTCTTCCTCTTCCTCCCAACCCGGACCTTCGCCAACGAACATGACCCCGCCCAAGGCGGTGCCCTCGCCAAAGACGGCGACCTTCCCACGCTGGTCACGGAGTGTGCCCAAGTTGCATTTAGTGCAGTCTTTCCATTCTTCTTTGAAAATCTTCAGTGATTTTCTAGCATCAGGGTTTACTGTCATCGGGTTATCACCCACTAGCTTTAAAATAGGTAGGGTTGCGTTTTTCGCCATAGCGGCGACGGCGCAGTGCCGCTGGGTGGCCTAGCAGGTCGTAGCGGAAGGGACCACCTTCTTCGACTGGCCAATGCCGAAAGTGTTTTCTCAAGGTGCGGCATTGGTTTATCAAAGGCTCGACGTTGTCTTCCAAGATGGTCAGCACTGGTTTTTTACCAGCTTTAGGGCGAGTCGGCCTGCCCATGATCTGCTGGATGATGTTCTTGTCCGATACCGGCTCGCAAAGGATTACGGTATCTAGGTCTTTGTCGTCCAGGCCTTCCTTGCCGTACTTCATGATGGCAAAAATGACTCTGCGCTCCTTTAGCATTTTGTAGCGCAGTTCTGGGGGGACCATCTCCGTGAAGAGGCCAGCCGTGCTTTCTTTTGTCAGCAGGTGTTCTAAGAACGCCTTTTGTCGTTTGCGCAGTTCCTTCATGACAAGTTTGTGCGCGTCGTCTTTTTGCAATGCCAGTTTATGGTCGTAAAGTTTGTCTTCGAAGCGTTTGACGTGACCTGGGGGCAAGCGCTGTCTATTCTTGGCCAAGTTGACGGTTATTTCTTTTACGGCTTTCTCTACGAGACGTCGTTTACGGGGGTCGAGGCCTTCCGGATCTACAGCTAGATTAAGCTCTTCTTTGGTTGGTATCGGGATTTCCGAAAAGAGCATGGCGTTCGGGTCGCCTTCCGTCCACAACGTCATCAGGTTGACGACTTCGTTTACCGAATTGGACAGGACCAAAATCTTCCTGCCTTTTTGGTAGGCGGCGTCTACTTCCGGAAGAACGACTTGAGTTAGCCGTTTACGCCAACCACCGAAATAGACAGCGAGTTTGCCTAGATGGATTTCCCCGTTCACGTCTCGGGTTTCTAGCAACACCTGCGGGTTTTCGTTGTCCAGTTCCAGGGCTGTCCATCGGAAGTAGATGGCCGGAGTCAGGTCCTGCTTTACGTCTTTGTAGACGACGGGGCCGATATGGTGGTGGCAAATGACATGGAGACCGTCTTGGCGGTCTGGGGTGGCGCTGAGCGCTATGCGTTTGCCATAGAACAGGGGCGCGGACTTAGAAAAAACCGGTGCGTTTACGTGGTGGCCCTCGTCCCAGATGGTGAGCCCGAACCAGCGCCTCACTTCTTCTGGGATCTCGTCGGCCCAGCTTGCTAGCGTTTGGTAGGTAGCTAGGACGATGTTCTTTTTCCAGATTCTTACGTCACCTTTGATGAGGCCGACCCCGCCTGGAACCTCTAGGTGACGGGCGACTTCCTTGTTCCATTGCTCTAGTAGGTGCGTGTTGTCTACGACGATCAGGGTCGGGACTTGTAGCTGGGCCGCTAACTCTAGCGCTACTACTGATTTTCCTTTTCCACAGCCCAACTGAAGCGTTCCCCCCTCTGCTTTCAATAGAGCTTGCAGCGCCTCACGCTGCAGAGTCTTGCCGGTGGGAACGAGCTGATCGTTCTCTCGTATGTGATCAAGCTTTATTCTACTTTTTACATTGGTCTTTTTGTAGTATTGAGGCCGGCAGTCTACTACCTCACATTCGAAATCGTCAGACTTCCAGAAGGCTCTGGGGACTTTAATGTGATGCTCTGTTTCCTCCCAGAGCAGCAGGTAGCGCACCGACTCCTTGTTAAATAGTTCGAACGTGAGGGAGTTTTTAACTCCCTCAACGTTCACTAAGCTTTTTGGGATCCACAGATGCGCATCGAGGTACCCTTTCTGTGGATCCCTTTTAATAAATTCCATGGGCACTCTTCCTTACTTCGTGAAACTCTCCGTGTCTACGAAATTACTAATTGTATGGCCGAACGCTTTTACGATCGACCGCAATATTTCTATACCCAACCGCCTTGCCACCGGTTGGGTTGTGGGCTCACGGACGCTCAGATATTGCGGAATATGGAAACTGTTTGAATGCTGCGGCCCGGGAACCCCGGGAACCGCAGGCTCCATTGGATGCCGGTACGGCACCGGCTGCTGTGGCCAAATGGGCCTTATTGGTGGAGGGGGCGCTGGCGCTGCGTAGGCCGGTTTTTGTGCATTACGGGTCAGATTTGTTGCCGGTACCGTGACCGTGTGGTTGTTTCTTATGGTCGCGGCACAGGCATCTTTGTAGTGACATGGTTCTCTTACATGCTGACCTCTCTCATTTGTGTATGTTGGGTCTAATCCACCTGTACATTCTTTTGCGTTCGGGCTCCACAACCTTCCGAAGCAACTAGGCGGACTGTCTTGTCTTACCAATATTGCCTCCTGAGCTAGGCAGGACCTGGCTCACATTCTTCTTATCCCTCCCTATTTGCCCGGTTTGCAGCGTTTTACCAATAGATAGACGGGCAGGGTAGAATGACTTGGTTACAGGAGTACTAATGCGACTCAGCGGTCTCATTCTGGATTTGTACGATGATCCTTCTAGCATCAAGGAGATCTATCCAGATCTTAAATCGGTGCCAGAGGAAGTTAAGGTTGCTCATGGCTTGAGTAGTGCTGAGCTAGACCGCCTGCCGGATGACGTGTTCGCTCTGGTGATGCTTGAACCAGAGGGCCGTTTTAGAAAGTACGCGTGTGTCGATAAAGGCAACACGTTGATCAACATTGAGTACTTTTTGAAGCACGCGCACAAGCTCCCCGCTCAAGCGCAAAAGGTGGCCGCCCAAAATCTGGTCACGGCTTGTGGTTGGTACGATTTGGAGCCGCCCGAGCAACTGCAAAAAATTGCCATCGGGCTTGTGCAGGCAGCAAACCTGGCTTTGGCTGGCCCCTCTGTCATAAAAGGGACGGCCAATCAAGTTAGGGCCAACCTGGCCGCGGTCAACGCTGCGGAAAGCCCGCCGGGTCAGCTAGGGGGGAGGGTGGTCACCCCAGCAATGACCGAGGCCATTCTTAAAAAGGCCGAGGCGACTGGTAGCCAGCTAATGCCTTTGCAGCCGCCCGGCAAGCTGCGGCGGGGTGCAGAGCCGTTGGCTGCAGCCGCTTCCACTTCTGCTGAGAAAAGCGCTGCTTACTTGCAGCCGTATGTGGACACCGCGGCGGCAAAAGTTGCCAGCCCCAAGGTAGAAAAGCGCGCTAGTAGCTATGCCCTTGGTGAGAGCTATGGTTATAAGTATCCCTTGGACAGCTACGCCCAAGTGAAGACCGCCGCGCAGTATTTTGACGAGTACTGCAATGTTTTTTCCCCTGAGCAGCGGCGAGAGTATTGCGAAAACTTATTGAAGAGAGCCAGCGAGCTTGGTATTGCGGTCAGCGATACGGTTCGTAAGTACGGCTCTGACAGGTATGCCCCCGCCGAAGAGTTGAAGGTAGCTCTGGATATTCGCGCGCAGTACATGGACGGTGAGCAGCGCAGTATGTTGGAAGCCCTGCTGGAGAAGCGTGCTGCGATCCCGCCCGAGGTTTTCTGCGAAGCACTTTCTGAGCTAGATAAGTTAGCGAAGATCGATTGGATGTACGACAGCGGCATTTACGACCCGTATTTTTCTACCTACGGGTTCGAGAAGAAGGCCGAGGAAGACGTCTGGTTGAACGGCAACGACTACGTGACCAAGGAGCAGCTAGAAGCCTTTGGCCTCACCAACTACTCCAGCCTGAAGCAAAGTTACGGTGAAGACTTCGCTTCGGAGTTTAGGAAAGACCCGTGGGGTGTTTTCTCTTCGTTACCAGTAGACCAACAGCGCCGGCTGGCGCGCATGGCTACTGACAACGCACCGACTCATAGCAAATAATGTCCAATGAAGAGTTGTTCGATTCCATCTTCGAGAAGGCCTCTGCTGCCCCCGTCGAAGACGACCTAGAACCGACGATCGTCGTAGAGACGGTCGATGGCGAAGAAGCCGAGGTACAACCCGAACTCAAAATTGAAAAGACCTCCAGCGTTACTGCCATAAACCTATTCAGAAATCCTGAGGCCCACCCCCTGGTTTTAGATCTAGCTCTGCTCCGTAAGTACGGGCTCGATTGGTTGGGCTGGGAGCTAGAGACCCTGGAGTTTCGCATCCCTCAGGACTTCAAGACCCCGACAGTAAGCGACCTAAACATAGAAAAGGTGCAGGCCTGTAAAGCCATGCACCTAGTAGATTCATTTTGGTTGCAGTGGGAGGTGTTTCAGCCTTGTGTCATTGCACTCAACGGGTTGCTCGCAGACTTCGAGGTGATGCAGATCCCAACGGTTGCTCAATGCTTGGTTGCCGTAGACATCGCCAACAGAATCCGTCAAGACGTACCCTGGTCCTTGGAGGTAAAACGCTACCTAGGGGTAGTCCATCGCTACAATGACATTCTGTGCGTGCAGCCCCCTTTGGACTTCGTAGAAATAGATGTCGAAGGTCTGCCCTTAGATTGCAACAAAGTGGCGGAGCTCTGGCCCCTGGCTAGAAAATTGGGCAAGCCTCCACCCGGTGCTGGATTCATAGAAGCTGAGCAGATTAGACGGATGCTAGAAGCGCGGGCTTACTTGGAAGAGAGCCGCGAGAAACTTCGCTCACAATTGATGGTGTTGCAGCATGTCTAATATCGGAGCTGTCACTTTGCGCTCTTTTCAGAAAGAGCTAGAGAAAAATGCGGCGGGTATCGCTGACCTGATTTCTCATTTGGGCAGACGCGGCCTTAGGCACAATGTGCAAGCCGGGTTGGGCACTGGTCTTGGTTTAGGCGCGCTTGGCGGTGCGACCTTGGGCGGGGCTGCGCAGGCCTATCAAGGTTACAATGCGGCTCGTGAGGCTGGGCTCGGGACTGGGTCGAGTTTGCTCTACGGCCTTAGTGGTGGCGCCGCTGGCGCCTTACAGGGTGCTGCCGTCGGCGGGGCCTCAGGCGGACTGGCGGGGGGCCTGATGAGCGCGTACCTGACGGGCGCGTACGGGCCGCGGCAAGTCCTGAGGGCTCACAGGTACCTGGCGGGTCGAAAAGGCGTTATAGGGGCTGCTACGCGCTTTGGGCAGCGGCAGGTCCATGGCTTCACTGGGTGGCGGCCTGGTGGGTCCCGTCATTCTTTAGAAAAGATTCGTGGTGGGGCTTACTCAGCTCGAAGTGGGTTGGCTCGGGCGGCTCAGCAGGATAACCCACGAGCGTTGGCTACCGCCTTGCAACAGTTCAAGGCGATGGAGGAGGCTCAGGCGAAGGGACTTACCAGTATTCCGGGGCTGCTTGCTGCTGGGGTAAGGCGGCCGTTAGACACAGCAAAAACCGTGGCCAAGAGTCAGTGGCAAGGCAGCAGCCCAGTTGAGAAAGCATTTACAGTTGGTTTGCCTGCGGCGGCGGTGGCGTCCTCTCTGGCTTCTGGCGATGAGCCGGGCGGTCCAGGACGTGGAGAAAATCTTTTGAGGGCAGTGGGCACGCTTGGGTACATGACGCCGTTGCCGCTCGGCGCCTCGGTTGCTTTAGGTTCTGCCACCGAGAGTTTGGGTGGCGGGGTTGGTAGGCTGATCGACAAGCTCAGGCGTGCTCGGGGAGCTGAGCCCGACCAGCCTGGCGATACTGAACGGGCGACAGCGGATTACGTTTACGGTCCTGGGTACACGGGCCAAGTTCCAGAGATGGCAGGTTGAGCTATGAGTTTCATTGGTGGCGGGCTAAGTTTAAACGCTGGTTTAGGTGGTACTGCCCGTTTCAGTCAAACTCGTGGGCGTATAGGTGGTTCCGTCCAAGGGGTTAACTATCCGTCGCCATTTTTTGATATTGCTCATACGTACCTTCCGATCACCATCAAGGCGATGTTTCGGTGGTGCAGGTATTACTTCCTGACCAACCCGATCATCAATGCGGTGGTCTTCAAGATGAGCGAGTACCCGATTACGGATTTTGTAATCGACCACCCTGACAAAGAAATCGTCAATCGCTGGACGGAATATTTCAACGACCATCTACGCTACAGGTCGTTTCAAGTAGAATGTGGGCTGGATTACCATACTTACGGCAATGCCCTGACAGCGTTGAGCTTTCCGTTTCAGAAGTTCGTCATTTGCCCCCAGTGTAAGTTCAGCGCTGAGGCCAGGAAGATTAGGCCTTATTGGACCTTCACTAATTACGAGTTTAGGCTGGCTTGTCCCAAGTGTTTGCATACGGGTCCGGCGCAAGCCAAAGACTTTTACTTCAAGAATGCCTCTGGGGTTCGCCTGATGCGCTGGAACCCAGAGGACGTTGAAATCTTCTATTCTGACGTCACTGGCGACTACACCTACTTCTACAACATTCCAAATACTGTTCGTAACGACGCCCTGATTGGCAAGAAAGAGGCCATCGAAAATATCCCGCAGATTTTCATTCAGGCGCTGAAGCAGCAGAAGGGTGTGACCTTTAACAAGGACATGCTCTTTCATTTGAAGCGACCGACGCTGGCCGACCAAGATCGGGGTTGGGGCATCCCGTTGTTGCTGCCGGTGCTGAAGGACGTTTTTTACCTGCAAATAATGAAAAAAGCTCAAGAATGTGTGGCCCCAGATACACTGCTAGAAACAGATCGTGGTCTTGTAATAGCTGCTGAGATCAGGGTTGGGGATTTGGTTCGTACGCATCTAGGGAGATTCAAACGTATTTCCCAGTTGCGGGTGCGGCCAATGATAGAAGAGCGCGGTGACCACGCAGTTAAAATCTCAGTCACCGGGCTTCGCCATCTGCCCTCAGTTTTCTCCAACAACCATCCGTTGTGGGTCCTTAGTCGGAAGGATACAAAGGAGCACCAACGTTCGTCTGCGCCCCTTAGCTCCTCCGATCTACACGAGTTCAAATGGGTGGACGCTGGGAACGTTAAGGTTGGTGATTACATCGGCTACCCGATTCGACGCTGCCGCGAAACCAGAGGCGTCGCTATCGCGAAATATGTCGATGGGGAGAAGAGACTTCCTCAGTATTTAGAACTGGACGAGGATTTGGCTTACATAGCCGGTTGGTACGCCGGTGATGGGAGCATAGAGGCAGGGCGCGTCGATTTCTCATTGGGCCCGGACGCCGATGGCGTAGAGCTGCAAGAAGCAATCGAGCGAGTATTTGGCGGTACTTTTTCTGTGTACCACAGCGCTGCTTCTAAGGGCTGGACGCTGTGTGCCTCCGATACCCTCATGTCCGAATTTTTAGCCAGGTGGATTCCTGGCGATGCAAGTAGCAAGCGCATCCCAGAGGAGATTGCGACCGCACCGGACAACGTCGTTCTGGCATTCCTTCGTGGCTACCTAGAAGCGAACGGCTACGTAAAAGATAAGGGGTACACGGAAGAGACCGTAGCTATTTGCTGCTCTAATAAGCAGCTCAGCTATCAGGTCTGGTCTCTGCTCATTTCTTTGGGTTGTATTGCCACTATATCTGAGCGGACGAGTTACGATACGGTTATAACAAAGACCGACGACTCCAAGCAGTTCATAAAGGGTGGCCGTCCTAATTTCCATATTACGGTTAAATCGCGCTCGGCCCGACGCCTATTGGCTTTAATGCGCGGTGAAGATGCCGTAGTTGTGACCTCCGGGAATAGCGGCTTCTTCATTAATGATTATTTCGCTGCTCGAGTTAGCGAAGTGGAAGTCGTGCCTTGCCCGGAAGTAATAAGTTTTGAGGTTGAGGACGATCACACTTTCTGTGTGCCTGGGATGGCCACGCACAATAGCATTTTGCTTGAGCATATCGTGCCACTCAGGATTCTGTTCCCGCAGCCGGGGTCAGGTACGTCCGACCCCTATACTTCTATTCATTTAGATCAGTGGCGGGACCACGTGGCTATGGAAATAGCGCGGTGGCGGTTAGACCCCAATTACATTCCGATTCTTCCGTTGCCCGTTGGTAATCAGACGCTTGGCGGAGATGGGCGCGCCCTTCTTCTAGTGCAGGAGATGATCGCGATGGGGGAGCAGATCATCAACGGGATGCAGGTGCCGCTCGAATTCATCAAAGGCGGCATGTCTTACGCGGGCACCAACGTGTCCATGCGCATGCTAGAGAACCAGTTCATAGGTTATTTGAGCCGTCACAAGCAGATGGCCAACTGGGTGCTAAAAAAGATCGCTGCGTATATGGATTGGCCAACGGCCACGGTTCGTTTCAAGCCGTTCAAGATGGCCGATGATATTCAGCGTAAGGCTTATCTCTTCCAGCTCAATCAAGCTGGTAAGGTCAGCGATACGACACTTCTGGCAGATTCCGATCTAAATCAGGAAGACGAGAACGAAACTATGAAGCGCGAGACTGCGTCTCGCATCTCCGCAATGGAAGAACAGCAGCTTGCTCTAGCCGAGCTTCAGGGTAAGCAGCAGGTCATCTCCATGAAGATGACCGCCAAGGCGCAGCAAGAGCTTGCCGAATCGATGGCCGCTCCCGCCGCCCCAGGCGAGCCTGGTGGGCCCAAAGACGCGATTAGTGCCGGACCCATGCAGGCTATGCAGAGCCCGTTAAACGACGGTCAGGACATGGGAATGGCCAACGGCCCCGCCCCTGGCCAGGAGGCGATGATGGGCGGCTCCAGTATCATTGCCGTCGCTAGCAGTATTGCTGCCCAGCTACTGCCTTTGGATGCCCAGTCTCAGCACCTTGCTGTCCAGGATTTGCGCAAGCAAAGCCCGGAGCTCGCCGATCTAGTCGTTCAATTCTTGGTCAGCATGGCGGGTCAGCAGCATCAGGAGCAACAGCAAGCGACCAACCAGCTTGGCGCAGCCGGGCAAGCGGCTCAGCAGGTGGACATGACCCCACTGCCCGAGCAAAGAGCCCCCCGAAGAGCCGCTGGGACTGTTTAAGTTTTTCTAGCGCATAGCTAAAAGAAAAGGGGCCAGCCCTTTTCTTAGTCATTCGCGGCGGAGGGAGACCGCCGCTTCGGTGGTGAGCAGCACCACCTGATCCGGGTCGTACCCCGCCTCTATGTACTTAGTACATATGTCTTTGAGTGCCTGCAGCACTTCTTTTGTGAGTACTGCAGCCTCGGGGGCCGACAGCTTGGCCCGACAAAGCGGGCCAAGCGTGTCAAGCGTATTGCGCGTCATAGCGGTTCCTTCTCCCCGGGCCTCCCACTGGCCAGCCCGGGCACGCGGAAGACCTGGCCCCCCTCGAACACGTACCCTACTCCGTTATCTAGGAGCAGGGGCGTGTCCTGGGTCACGAAGGCGATGACCACCGATCGGGTCTGCCCGCCACCATTGGACATGCCCATAGCAGCCACGGCCAGGGCCTGGTTGTGCTTGGCTGGAGCGATGTCTTCCCCGCTCCAGCCATGCCGCCCGTGGCTGGCCCTCCCTCCTGTGACCTGGATGAGGGCCCCCTCCGGACCCTGCCCGGCGGCGATGTGCAGCCTCCCCGCCTTGGTCTTCCTGACCGAGGCCTGCAACCAGTACGCCTTTTCGGGGACGTACTGGCGGTGTTGTCGGTACACCCGCTCCAGGGCATCGAGCTGCGCGCTCAGCTCGTCATCTATCCCCACTAGCAAGGGGGTTTTCCAGGCTCTGGTGTAGAGCCTGGGCCAGCGTTGGGTCTCGTGTCGGCCATAGATGCCGATCACGTGCCGGATATCGAGCCATCCCTTCTCTGCTTTTTGCAGAGTCTGGATGGCCGCGTACTCGGCCCCCGAGGCCTGCCAATACGAGTTGGTGCCACCCGTGTACACCCACCCGTCAGGGTGAGGTTCGGTGGCCGCAACCAGCGGCAGTTCTTTTTCTCGTACGTTGGCGGGTACCAGCTTTCCCTCGTGGGTGACGGCAAACGTCGTATAGGCATGGCGGTCCCGAACGATGTAGACGTGCTTGTCCGAAGGGAGCCTGCGGGCAAGCTCCCGTCGTACCGCCTCCGATCTGGACACCATATCCCCCAGAATCTCTACGCTCAGAGAGCGCAGGTCCACCCCTTCGGGCGGGTTCCCTGCCCCCCGCCCTTCCAGCCAAGCTCTCCGCGTACTGCGAAGAGCTTCCACCCCGGTCTGTCCGGCTGAGGACCCTATATACTGGGCCTTGGAATAGGCCTCCTCGAAGCCTATTCTCCCCGCCA